GCCGCATTGGTTGCTGAAGTAGCCGCATTAGTCGCAGAGGTAGCCGCGTTGGTTTCAGATGTTGCAGCCTCTGTCGCAGATGTAGATGCCTCAGATGCCCTTGTCGATGCAGTAATTGCATGACCGCTTGCTGCATTGATGTTAGCTTCGTTGTTAGCAACAGACGTGATGTTGGAGTTGTTGTTTGCCACGGCAGTTACATCAGACGCAATGCCTGCAACTGTAGTCACATCGTTAATAATCAGCGCAACTGGCTTTACGTATGGATTAAGGCCGTCTGCAACGGTTCCAATATCGTCATCGCCAGTAAGATCAGCCGCAACTGTGTTTATGTTGGTGGCGTTACCTGCCACGGAGTTGACGTTAGAGATGTTGGAGCCTGTCGCGTTGACGTTGGCAATAGATCCCGCAACAGTGCCGATATCATCATCGCCGCCAAGATCGGTAGCTACAGTGTTAATGTTGCTCGTGTTGTTCGCTACAGTCGATACATCAGACGATACGCTCGATACAGTAGACACATCTGTCCTGATGGTATTGACGTTGGTGATTGCATCAGTCGCGTCTGTGCCGTCTTCGATGTGCGCTAAGGTAGTAATGTCAGTCGCAATATCTGCAATAGTCTGTGCATCTGCCGCAACAACTGCGGTAGTTACTGCTCCAGTGGAGTCAAAGCCAAGCAGCTTGTTTGCTCTATCAACAGACGATGGCGTCTTGTTTTCTAGGCCAGCTCCCAGGTCTCCCTCTGGAAATTGTATAGAAAGCCCCAGGTCAGCATCGTTTTGCTGACTAAGCATAGTCGTTCTATCAAGCGCATCTTCATGCGCATCAGCAGGAAATGCGTCGTTTTCAACGTAATTAGTGCTTTGCGTGTAGGCTACATTGCGCCTAATGATGACATCATTGCCTGTAGGTGGCGCAGTAACAAAGGTTACGTTGCCCCCTGTATCGACGCCCGCATTGCTAACTGTGTAATGAGTGGTCAGGGATTGAACTGTTTCAACACCCGTCGTTGAGTTCCTCAAAATGACTTTTAGATCTGCCGCAGCAAAAATCTTAAATGCGTAGGCGAATACCGTAGTAGAGCCATTTCCGCTGTATCGGTTTGAGTTAGTGCCGCTAGATATAGTCATGTCTAGTCCTCAGTAATGTTCTCTAGTTTGGGAGCGCGTATGTCCGCCTTTCCAGCAATTACATCGGTAAGTTTTGTGTCTGGGCGCCACCAATATCCCTGATTATACTCTTGCTTCCGCTTTTTCATCAAAGTCCTATATCGCCTTGCGGCCTTTGGATCCGCAGCCATTTCTAGCTGGTTGAAAAATGCTTGTTTAAATACATGCACCTGCCAGGTGCTAGGAAAATACTTTTCAGTAAACTCAATCATTTCTCTTGTAGCATGAGTTTCGTCAATTTCACCTCTAGCTAGCGGAATAAGCTCTTGTATATTGCCAAGAGTTAACTTTCCTACGTCGGTAGCAAAGTCTCCTATCGGTCCAACCAAAGTCTTGCCAAAGCTATTCCCGTATCTGTTGTAGTCAGAATACATAAAGTCGCCAACCAAACTTATGCCGCCGCCCTGGACAAGCGCTGCACCAAAAAACTCAGGGGTGTTTATGGGCCTGGGATCTCTTCCAGCAGCAATATCTTTTGCCTGAAGCGCCAAGCCACCCATAACAGTCGTAGCAACAAGAAGCTGTCCGCCATAAGCCGCTTTATCGGCCATTGTTGATTGGTTTGCAAAGCGATAAAAATGCGTCATTGCAATCGTAATCGGGAAGGATTTGATTTGAAATGCAGAGCGCCACGCCTCACCGGCCCCCGTGCCTCTTGCGTACCCTCCGGTTGTAATTGCTCTAACCATTGCATCGGGCGTAGGCACTGCAAAATCAGTTTCGCTCATAACCATTTGGTGGAATTTTTTTCCGCCGTTCTGGGTAAAGTCTGCAAACTCTGCGCCTTTGTTAACAAACTTTTTTGTTTTTCTGAAGGTGTTCCAGTCAGATGCCGTTATTCCATAAGTATCAAACGCTCTGCGGAGCAGTGGGTCTAGTTTGTTGTATTGCGTGCCAAAGTTGTCAGCAAGCACTCCCGAAAATTCCATGCCAAAAGCTTTGCGCCCAGAGTCAGTCCAAGGCTTAAGCAGCGAGGCGCGCATTATAAACTCTGATATTTTAGCTGTAGCTCCGGTTCCGTAAATATCAGCGTATTTGTTAGCCGCGTGACTTATGCCAACCCAAGAATCTGCTATCAGCCCAATGCGCACGGCTGCCTTTTGGTCCTTTGTGCTTGCAGGGTTTAGTTGTTTTAGCAATCGACCAAATGTGCGCACCGGGCTAAGGCCGTTGTATTTGGCAGTAATTGCTGTAAATGAGGTGTCTGATGTTGCAGAAAGAAACGCCTTTCCTAAAAAAGCTGAAGTAATAATATTACGAAATGCCTGCATACCATCGGCAAGGGCGTGATGCTCAATGTTGTTTGTTTTGCCTGACACAACACTAAACACGGATTTTGCAAGCGCTCGACCGGCACTGCCAACGCCTCTCTTTTCAGCCATTCCCATCAATACAGCAAATGTTTCGTTGGGATTTGGCCCCATGATTTCAAGTAGCGCCGTGTCATGCGCCTGGCTATCAAGCCAGTCAGTAAGAGTGGTAAAGATGTCTCCCTTGCCGTAGGTCTTGTTGTAAGCAATCCAGCTTTCAGCGTCTTTAAAGTACAGAATGCGACGTTCAGACCCGCGACGAGACAATTTTTTTCCCAATCTCGGCACTGTTAAATCTTTTACCTTGTTAAGTCCGTGAGTAGTAATGCTCTCAAAGACATAATTAAGCAAATCTTCAAAAGCCTCTTCTGTAAGCTCTTTGCCGTTATCGTCCAGCATCCTGGCCCTATCTAGCATCGGGCGGATGTTGTTTTTCCAGGTTTCTAAGCCAACCTTTTTAATCGCTCGGTCGTTGTGATTCTGAGGAAACAGAAAGCGCTCGTTTTTGTTAATGCTTGCGCCGGCTTTGTTTTTCATTCGCCGCGCCAGCTCTACCGTTTCAAGCCAGTCTTTTGCCATTGTGTTAATAGAGGCGTCGTCTGTCGTTGCCCCATATACGGCTTTAACAAACTTCTCAAGACCTGCCTTATCTTGCAGTACACCAAAAAGCTTAGTGCGCATTTTCTCAAGCATATCTGCGTTACGAGAATGCAAGACACCTCGATAATACTCAGCCGCCTTGTCGACGTTGTTGTATGCGCTTCTGCCAGTCCTATCCTTGGCCATTAAGGACAGCAAGCCTTCAAGAAAACCTTTGGGGTGTGAGTCGATTTTATCCATTGCCTCAGCTAGCCTTACCGCCTGAAGCGCCGCTTCTTTTTTTTGAATAGAAACCGTTACTACATATTCATCAAGTAGCCTATTCGGGTCATTAGACGCGGTAAGGCGCTGCCGCACTTCTTTTGGAAGCTTGCTTGCCACCTTTGGTATGCAAGTTGCAAAATCACTCACCGTACACACACCTCCGTAGCGCGCTACTTTCTTCTAGCTGTTCATCTAAGCCTTTTATAATTTGGTCAAAGTCGACCTCTTCCCCGTCTACTGTATAGATACGCTTATCTTCTGCAAGAGCCTGGTATTGCGCCATAGCTTCATCAAGGTCATCAGCGTAACCTGCGTTTTCGAGTAATTCTCGCTCTCTAGCAGACAGCGTAGCGGCAGGAGACCCCGAGTATTCTGGCGGCAAAAAGTCTTCAGATTTAATTGCAGGCTCCATAGCAGAGCGCCTGCCTTCCTCATACTCTTTTATTAACTCGATGTCCTCTCGCATAACCTCTTCAGAGTTTTTGCTAAAAAACGCCTTTAGCTCATCGTCAGACAGACGATCAAGCTCGTCAATGCGCATATCAATGTCATCAATTTGGTTTTGTACAATGTCATCTACATAGCGATTTGGGTTTTCTACAATGCTTTCTACAAGCTGCATTGCTTCATTTGCGCCAACGCCTGTAACATCGTCAAACCTTTCGTAAACAAAGCCTAGATCTTGCCGATCTCTGAGCATCTCCATCAGCCCGTCAGGGGTTAGGCCTTCATCGCCAGCCCTCCAAAAGCCAGGAGGAAAATCAGAAGGTGGAACCGCCCGGTCAACAAGCTTGCTTGGGTCTTTTTTGCTTTTTACTTTTTTAGTAGTGCCTTTCCATGTAGCGGGATCTATGCCTTCCGCTGCCCAGGCCTTTTTGTTGAGGCCGCCAAAGCCCTTTTTGCCCCCTATAATGTTTTTCCATTTAGCTGACTTTTCAAGCTTGTCGCGTTCTGCAACTAAAGCAGTTTTTGCATCATCCCGAGCAATTTCGTAAGACTTTTTGTATTGAATGACCTCAGAATTTTGGTCGTCAATAAGCCTAGCTGGTGACTTTGGCTTTTTTGAGTTTGCATCGTCAACATAGTCTGCGACATCATCAAGCGCCCTAGCGGCCATGTCAGGCTCTGCCGCCCGACCCGCCTTGGTAACGAAGACATTTGCAGCATCGTCTTCAGCAAGCAAGCCCATGCCTTTTAGGTCGTCAATGACCTGCCGTGTTGGGTTGTACCCTATGCGTAAATGCTTTTGCAGGCCGCTAGTCGTAAAGCTTTCTCCCTGCTCTTGCGCCCACAGCATAGCTTTTTGCAAATTATCTGGAAGATCTGCAATTGGGTTGTAGTAATCCTGGATTACCTCCATCGCTTCTTTATCAGATATTCTGCCCGTAGGGCTTTGCTCTTCAGCCTCCATGATCCGCAGAGCCAACACTTTGCTTTCTTTGCCTTTATCGAGAGGCAAAGTGTTAATGTTAATTTCACCTTTGGCGTTACGCTCTACACCAAGCTTTGCAAGGCTTGCGCGGTCTTTTACTGACCTGAAATAGCCAGCAATACCGCCAGCCACACCGCCAAGAGCTGCCCCTCCGGTGGCTGCAAACGTAACTGCAGCTATTGAGTCTAGGTATGAGTATGGAGATTCAATATCTTCTTTGTGGGCATAAACAAACGGCTGTATTGCCAGTTCGCTAGCGGCATTTAAGGCTGCTGTGTTTTTTGCCGTATTAAGAGCAGTTGCAGTTACAGTGAGGCCTTTGTGCGCCGCAGTCACAGTGCCGATAGGTAACGTGAGTAGGCTGACTGGCTCGGCAAACATATATGCCCCACCCATACCTATAAACTGAGCTAAACCAGAGCCTTCAGCAAGAATGGCGTCTCTGCCCTCTCTGCGCTTTTTTAGCATCTCATTGCGCTTTTCCCTTACCTGATAGTCGGCGTCGATAAGGCCATCGTAATCGGTGCCGCGCAAATCTCTATGCAGTCGGTTAAAGTCAAAAAGGCCGCTTTGATCTTGATAGCGCTCTCTGTTTATAGCGCCTTGCCGTATAAGGTCTTCTGTTCTTTTTAGGCGCTCATTTCTAAATTGCTGGTTAAGGAATCTGGATATAGTAAGATCTTCATCAACAACAGACCCAAACCCTGAGCTTACCACCTCACCAAAGGTTGGATTTAGTGGATCTTCGTATGGCGTGACAGGGGTGCCATATACTCGATCAAATCCTTTGTTGTCCTTTTCAGATACAAATGGCATATAACCCCCGGCTACCTTGAGTATCTCTGCCCAGTCATTGGGTTTCTATACATCTTTTGAGAGGCCGGTAGGAATATGCCAACACCCTTTGATTTAAGGTATATCTGTAATTTAGGATCGATTTTGAACTCAAATGGCTGCTTAGTACCGTCTTCTGCAAGAACATCCAGTAGTGGTAGGCCAGACTTTGCATCGACTACCCCATAGCGGCCAGACCTCAAGCTGATGATTCGGCCCTGCTGGATTTTCTCAATAGCCCTTTCATCAGACAGATTTAAATGACCGAATCCGTTAGGCGCAAACTTTTCTCGCAGCATATCTGGGGTCATTTCGTCGATTAAGATTTGAAATAAATCTTCATTTACGTCAGGTGGTAGCTCTAGCTTGTGGCCGTTAATTGTCCCGATCCCGCCAGTTACAGCGTCTATTGAGTGCTGAAATAATTCCTCGTCAAACTCTGTTTTGCTGCCACCCGAGCCAACGTAATAAGAAATAACGGCATTTTTGACCGTAGCGTTAGTCTCGCCACTTGTGCCAGGCCGCATATAAGTGTCGTCAACAATCTGCTCATACTCATACAAGTAGTCAGACGGCAAAGGCTTAACTGACGGGTCGGCCTTAATCATCAAGCGTCCTTTGAATATAGTTTCAGCAACGCCGCTCCTGCCTATAGCGCCAGCCATAGAAAAAATCTGTCCGTCTATGCCAGTGCCAGCAATCTGCTCCCAAATCTGCGGGTTGTTTCTACCTGCCTGCTGGAAAGCTACTGCATAAGATGCAAGAGATTCTGGATCTGCATTTGATATCAATTGACCTATTCGGACAGCCTCTTCTTCTGTAAAAAACTTTTGCTCATAAAGCGGCTTATTAGTAAATTCGTCGTAGCCAACCTTGCCGTTCAAATTGCGCATCTCAGTTTGCCGTCTTGCAAGAGATCCAGAAAAGTCAGCAAAATCAAATGCCTGCACATCACTTGGGCTAACCTTCTGCAAAAAATCTAAGCCATTACCCTTCACGTAAGCAGACTGCATTTCTGCCTTAAAGGCCTCTCCCTGGGTTACCCTTGCGGCAGAGTAGCCTCGCTCCTCAATGTTTACGAATTCACCTCTTGCCTGATCCTTTGCCTGTTTTATCACTGCATCAATAGCATCTATGGATGTGTTTTGAGCAAATATCTTTGTATTTTCGTTTGCTTCAAATATCTGTTGCGCATCTCTGGAGTATTTAGTATCGCCGGTCACCTCATCCAGCATGAAGCCAGCCTGCATGATGCTTTCAATATCGCTCTCAGGTATAGGTACGCCAGCGCTCACAACATCATTAAGCGATGCAATATCATCAGTAAACTGAGACTTGTGAGCCTTTAGGTCGGACTCTTTGCCAGCAAGAATTCCAGAAACCATAGCGGCCAATCGACGACGCACCGTTGGGTCAAAGCGCTCATCTGCTTCAATGCGGGTGATGAACTCCTGAGCCTTGACAGGATCGTTGATTCCATTTGCTACGTTTACTTCGCGTTCAAAAAGGATTTTTTCTCTTACTTCGGCCTTTCTTTTTTCGGCATCAGGGGCGGTCATAAGGCCGCGCTTAACCATCCCGCCATACAATTCTTCGAGCTGAGACAGCGTTCCTTCTAACGCAGCGCCTTGCCCGTTAATTGCATCACTAATGTAATTTTTTTCTGTCTTGGCATTCTCGGCTATAGAGTCTTCAATCTTTTTGACTCTAATGCTGTCCTTAATTCCGATTCGCTTTCCTAAAGCAATTCGATCAATCTTGTTGCCAATGTCAATTTGGTCTTGCTCGTCGTCAAACCGGCCTTGAATTCCAGTTCTTAAGCCTTCTATTTTTTTGTTATAAAAGGCTTCTCGCTCTTCTATTGGCAGCTTTTCAGCCTCTACTCTTGCGCTTTCAGACTCTTCAAGAAATTCATTTACGGCCTTGTCTTTGGCTAACCCAACATTAATTCGCTCTTCTTTTTCATCCTCAATTCTTTGCTTTTCATCGGCTATTTTTCGGCTTTGATTGACCATTAGCGCAGCATCGCCAATGTTTTGTGCAAGCTGACCCTGGGCCCTAGCCACGCCAGCGCCAAAATCATCGGCTGTGTATCGAACGCCCATGCCGCGACCGCCAACCTGTTCGGTGAGGCGAGTCTGCGCTTTATATGTCGGTACTCTCACGCTTAATCTCCCATCGTGGCAATTTGGGTGCCACCCCTAAGCAAAGATCCGGCAGCTTGATAATAGCTTGCCTTCTGAGCTTGCCTGCCGCGCATACGATCTAACTTAGCTTGAAGTCTACTTTCTGTTGCCGACTCAAGCGCTTGCTGAGATTGAGTAGCAGCGTTATACCGCATGGTATAGATCTCTTCGTCTGCCTGGCGCGCATTCTCAATTAGCTGCAATGCCGGAGTTCCCTCGCTAGCAACAAAACCATTGAATCTGTAGGCTGTTGAGGCCGTGGCCTGTAGCTCTCCAAAGTTAGAGCGGAACCTGTTTACATCAAACTCAGCTGACCGCTTTATTTGCTCTGCGTTTTGCTCTGCAATGCGAGCGTTTCTCTCGCCCATCATTGCATTAGCTTGACCTGCCGCTTTAGCCGCAGCGCCTTGCTGAACTGCGGATCTAGCGCTAAGTAGAGAGCTTCCTGCGACCAACGCTACTGTTACTGGATCTGCCATAAATTACCTATCAAACGTCTGCAATCGAGGGTAGATAGACAGAATTGTCAGCGGTAGTGGCTGATCCTGTTTGACGACCACGAATCCATCGTTGTCATAGCCGCCAGCAAACTCGATAAATTTGTCACCAGTATACAACGGAACGGGATTACCCATAGCCATGTGTACTGTTCGAAAGGGTATAGTGTCAAGATTTGACTCAGATGGTCCAATCTTAGCGCCTACAGAATTCAATACGCGGATATCTATATCGCTAATTCGTTTGTTTTTAGCCTGCGCTGTGCCCTCTACGCCACCAGCATCTGTCCGCATAGTCTGCAAAATAGAGTCGTAAGCAAGCCCAACGTGTGCTTTGGTAACAGATCGGTCCAGCGTAATGCTACCAGACGACACAGTTTTATCTGCATGGGTAGCGCCATTGGCCAGGATAGAGACTGCCTCGCCTTCTAGGTGGTCAAGCCCAGTAATTGACGTTGTAGCCCCGCCATCGTAAGTAAGCCCAGCATCTACATAAAAAGCATCTTCAGCGTTAGTGCCAAAGCCTATCGGCTTTAGTCTTTCGATGTGGCGAACATTAGCGCCATTTATTGTACGCCTAACAGCCACATACACCTCTTCTTCAGTGCGATCGCTGCTTGATATTGATGCAATGCTTTCTACAAAACCATAGTTATATGTTGTTCCGCCATCAGTAAAAGTGCCGCCGAGCAGGTGCTCATGCCAGGCAACAACATCCTCTTCTCGTCGATAAGTCATGGCTGCTAGCTTGCCATTTTCTAGCACACACCAAACAACATTGTTTGGCTCTTGCTGATAGGCCATCTCTTTGATCTTGCCTTCAGTTATGTGCTCCGCTAGTAGCGTCATATCCGGCGCTACATAGCTATCAACATCAAAGTTATACACAAGCTCTCTAATCTTACGCTGCTCTCGCTGTACAAATAACGCAGTAGAGCCAATAACTAACGGTTGTATATCAGCACTGCCGTACTTGGCTTGCTGTTTAATCTGAGTATTGAGTGGCGTAATCGGCGCATCTACAGAGCCAGCGCGCACCGCGAACTCACCACCGGAGGTGCCAACTAGCAGTACACGCGACGAAGTTAGGTAGCGAATGACGTTTACCTGGTTAGATCCAATTGTATAGATCAGCGCGCTGTCGTCTTTAGTGCCGGCAGTGAAATTTGTGTAGTCGCCACTAACAGAAAAGAATAGCGTTTGTGGTTGGCTTGCCGTATTAGCGAATGTAAGGCGTTGCTCAAAGAACGCCACGCAAGCAGGGTAGCCAGTCGTATCTGAAAACGCGCCTAGCTGGTATTCATCATCGGCAGTCAGGTCGCCGGTAATTGTTATGCTCTGACCTTCGTTTTGAAAGTGTATGTCGTTACTTGTAGACAGCGTGATGATGCTATCTGTCACAGCAACGATAAGCGCAGCAGAAAAGTTGTTGCCGTTGATTATAACTCCGCTTGATGCGCCTCCGCTTCCGGTTACGTCTTTTCTCGTTTTGGGGTCAAGAAGATCAAACTCTGTTTCTGGGTTTGTGTCGTCTAATTGAACCTCGTAGGTATAGTCAGTGATGGTGGCGCCAGAAGGGAATGAAACCGTAACGCCGGTAATCCCATTTAATGTAATTAAATCTCCATTGATTAAATTGTGAGGGCCGTCCGTTGTTATTCTCATCTTTGAGCCAGATGATGAGACACTTGTTATGTTTATGTTGTCAGAGCCGCTAGCACTAATACGCATGCCGGCCTTGAAGCCTTCGTCAATAAAATGACCAGAGCTGTCCTCGATAAAGTCATTGTGCGCCAAGCCAGTAGCGTCAGGATCGCCCTCATGGAAGCTGATCGTGGTAGCTGTAAAGCTAGGCTCTAACTCCTCTTCGAGGTCGTCGTTTTCTTGAACTTCAGCCCAAGCCGCATCTGTTGCATTTAGGTTTGATTGCGCTCCATTAACTCGACATTGCGCTAAATTATTTAGATCGCCATTTGATATAAGAGCGTTATCTGCGAGCGATGCTATCGTGCAGTTGCTAACGATAATGTAATTTGAGCCCTGTTCTTCAAAAGTGGCAGTGCCGCTAACACCGCTTACGGAAACAGTTTCTCCAGCAGTAAAAACTCCAAGAAAATTATCCACTGTGATTTTCACCGCCTGAGTGGCAATGATCTTTGCATAACCATGGTGCAGCTTTACAAGCCTATCTTTGTCAGTGTTAGCCCAAAAATTTGACTCGCTAGATGTAATCATTACCTTGCCTGTTCTGCCATCAGCGGTAAGTGTTGAGTCATCAAGCGTTGGGTCCAGAAACGGGCCTCGACGAAAATTTATATCTATAATCGTCCAGGCATCATGGTCTGTGCGAGTAATCTGCCTAGGTGGATGGTCAGGATGCACGATATACATAGTATCGGCAGACTGCGTAAATTTAAGAGCATTAAGCTGGAGGTATGTGTATTCGGTCGTTACCTCGATAGGACTGCTATTCCCATCGACAACAATGCCGCCATCTTTAAATATTCGAAACTTGTTGTTCGTAAATTCGAGTACGTAGGTCTGCTCGACATTAAATTCAAACGGTATAAGCCTTACTGTGTTAGGTGTAAGGCTGGTCGCAGCTGCAATGTGCTCTGTGCCTGGGCGACGAGTTACGCCACCTTGCGGGAAGGTTAAAAAGTTTTGGAGTTTTTTGCAGCCGTTGAAATACTTGGCAAGGTCGGTGCGACCGTCCAGCCTTGGCGATAGCTCACCAGCTGTAAAGTTAGTGAACGGCGCACTGGATTTCGCCATGAC